AAGCCCACTCTTATCTCGTAAGATCGCGCCGCGCTGCACTCCCGCCACAAACGAAACCAAGTCCTGAACGGCGATGCGCTCTTTGGCGAGAAACCATCGATGATTGTCAATCTCAGTGGCCGAAGGATCACGGCGAATCCCTTCGATCCAATTGCTCTCGCGAACGAAAAGCTCAAGCTCCTTCACGCCGCCGGTCCCGGCCACCAATCCCAGTTCGATCCGAAGAAGCTGCCGCGCGCATAGTCGCGCGCGCTCGGCTCGTCGCCATAGGTCGGACGCCCGACGTTGAGGTTCTGGGCGATGGCGATGTTCATCGCGGATGCTGCCTGCTCGCGAAGCTCCTTCTCTCTGGCGCGATTCTTGGTGATCGCGAAGCACATCGCCGCGGCGAGCGTCAGCTCGACGATGTTGGCGAAGGTCGAGTTGAAGTCAGCTTCGGTGATGTCGTAGGAGACGAAATCGAGATCGCCCGCGACCCGGCTGTAGAGGGTCCGACCCGTCATCAAGAACATCGGCCGGCTGCCGATCGTCGCGAGCAGGCCGGCGAGGCCCTGGTAATAGGTCATCGCGCCGGGTGTGCCGCTCATTGCCAACGCGACCGGGAAGGCGACCTTGCCCGGCAGGGTGTATTTGTAGAGCCAGTCGCTGCGGTCGTTCGTGCTTTCGGTCAGCACGGTGCGGCTGGTCGCGAGCCCCCAATGATGGGTCTCGAGCAACCGCGCGACGACGGGCTTATACCAGCGCGCGCACTCGCGCGACGCGATGCCGAGCGGCGCCGGCGGGTCGAGGTCGTTGATCGGCCCCTGCGAGAGCCGGGAGAGCGCCCTGTTGCAGAGCGCGACCGCCGACATGTCTTCGCGAAAGCTCATGGGCGCTGAGTATCACGCCCCGCCCACGTCCGCAATCAGGCGAGGCTACTTGATGATCGAGATGGCTCCGAGCAGATGCTTGATATCATCGCTGTTCGGCCCTGACTCGAATTTGAACGCCGTGCTGGTGTTGTCGGCCGTGTGCATGAAATCGTAGAGCCCTGCATTTTCGAGTGTCTCGACCAGGGTCGTGCCGTGATAGAAGCGAATCGGCTCGCCGCCGTATGTCACCAAAGAGAACGAGATGTGCAGATGGTCGTTCACTGCGATCGAGGCTGTGGCCGTTGCAGTCAGAGAAGCCAGCAGACCTTCGGCCTGCAGAGCATAGACCGGGCCGGCGTTCTGGAAAACGAAACCGGAAGGTTGTGGGAAAATCTGTGTCATTGAGTGCCGCCTTTCTAGAGACGATGTCACTCCTACGCCGGTCCGGGTCGTAAAGCCAGCGTAACTGCCGCCCAGCTATCGCCTGCGTTGTTTGCGCCCCCCACCCATGCTGCAGGATCGAAAGCACCACTTGTCCACGCTTTTGAGCCGACGCCCGCCATTGCGGCATTGGGGCTGAGCTGACCGGCATCTGATATAAAATTAGAAAGTTCAGAACCTGTCTGCGTAAACGCAGCCCCGCCGGGACTGGCAGTGGCACCCCCTCCGCACGCAATAATCATCGCACCGGCTGTTACGGGCGTGATTGAAGGAGGGTTTGGCCTGGCTGTGCCGGTTCCCGTTGCTGTCGTGCTCGTCACGTCTAGGGGCGTTGTTTGATCTACACCACGCCATACATGAACTTCCACCATCCCAGAATCGTTAGCATTGCCAGTGACAGAAAGTTCGACATCTATTGTCCCGCCCTCATCGACCCCGAAAAGCGCCCGACTCACTGACAAATTAGTGTCGGTTCCGACCACGTTTGAGTAGAGTTCTGCCACCTCTGTATATCCGGCGGTTGTGACCCCTATTGATCGGTCAACGCTGCTTCCAGTCGCATACACCACAATGACCAAATCACCCGTAGCCGGAGAACCGGAACTTCCTCCGGTTAGGGTGTCGTCCAGTGAAACGCCTTCGACACCTGAAGCACTTCCGATGAATGACGTCGACGTACCGCCGACATAGGTGATGGTTGCGAAGGAACCGCCACCGACCGTGCCTGCCGCCGACAGTGTCGCGGCGCCCATGGTCGTGGAGAACGCGCCCTGGACCTTGATCGTGCCAGCCGCCGAGCTTGTCACCGCAGCCAGGCTGCGCGATGCTGTCCCCTGCACGATGACAGCGCCTGTTCCGCTGGCAGTAAGCGCGGCAAGCGAAGGCGAGGCGGCTCCTTGGACTTTGACTGAGCCCGCAGCCGAACTTGTCACCGCGCCCAACGTGATCGAGGCCGTCCCCTGAACGGCATGAGCCCCGGACCCGGAAGCCGCAACGTCGCCCAAGGTGACAGAAGCAGAGCCTTGAACCTTGACCGTGCCGGTGGCGGAAGCGGTGAGATCGCCGAGCGTCGCGCCCGAGGTCCCGCCGACCTGAGCCTGCGCCGCGCCGGTGCCGGTCAGATTGCCAAGCGTGACAGCCATCACGCCTGCGATAATAATTTTGCCGGCAGCGGAGAGCGTCAAATCGGCGAGCGAATCAGTTGCGACGCCGCCAATCCCCGGCAGGCTGTCGCCGAGGGGAAGGTTCAGGCCAAGGCCAATTCCCAGCCGCATCGCGGCTCAGGCATTGCCGTCGGTCAGAGTGAATCCGGTGACGACAACGTCCTGCGCGGCGGCGATGCTCGTGTTGTCGAGCGTGAGATCGCCGCCGCCGCCGGTTGCGGTGACGGTGCCGCGCATGCCAACCGTCGTTCCATCGGTCGCGGTCAATTCGAAATGCCCCGCCGTCCCGGTCGCGTCTGCCGAGGTGTCCTCCCATGTGCCGGACTTCGCCTTGGTACCGGACGAGGCCGCGGCGAGATAGTCGGACGGGCAGGCGATCGTCACCAGCACAGTGCCGGTCGAAGCCGAAGCCACGGTCGAAGGCGGGGCGCCGGTGCGGATCAGCAGCTTCGCCGACGTGCCGATGGTCGTCTCGATTGCATCGAGCCTGGCGTTGCGGATCGCGGTCGAGAGGGTGATGGCCATTCGAAATTCTCCTTATGCCGCGCGCACGTCGAGCTTGACCGCCAGCGACGGGTCGATCTTGAACGAAACTTCGTCGGACGTGGCACGCAGCTTCATACTGGTCGGATCCGACGTCGCCGCCTGGGTCGAGACGGCAGTGTCGTTCAGACGGATGTGGACGGCGTCGCCGAAATTACGGACCAAAATCAGCTTGGTCGAAGCATCGAACGCGGCGCTAAGCCCGGCGGCCGTGATCCGCTGGCGCGCGGTGATCGGCCCTCGCAGCACTGGCAGCGGCGAGCCGCTGTCGCTGCCGAAAGTCGAGCACTCGATGATCTCAAGCTCGATCGCCACGTCAGATGCCTCGCGCCAGCAGCACAGTCAGGCCGAAGCAAAACAGCCCCAGCCAGCCAAGCTGAAAGCGGCCTGTGTCGCGCGGAAAGCTGAAACCTTGGCACCCGAGCAAGATGCAGCCGAGGACGATCAGGAGAAAGTTGACCGAGATCACGAAGGCTGCCCCGTCGAGAGTCCGGCGGGATGGCGATTCGATCCCCAGATCAGCGAGGTGCTGACGAGGTTGAGCCCGCCGTTGAGCGCGGTCTGGAAGAAATTGTCGACGACCAGCCCGTCGTTGGTGTTGTCGTCGTTGAGCGAGATATACTTGGTCGGCGGCGCACCCTCGTTCTCGCAGAAGGTGTTGTGCTGGATCAGGAGATTGCGGAAGCGGATCGACGCGGTGCCGCCGGTCTCCTCGAACGCCGACGCCGACAGGTTGCGGAACAGGCTGTCGCGGACTCGAAGCTCCGTCACCGCGCCGTAGTCAGACGCCTTGATGAGGACGCCACCGGTGCCCCATGTCAGCTCGCAATCGTCGAGCAGGCAATCGGCGCCCTTGCCGTGCGTGCCGGCCGTGATCTGAGCGTTGGTGCCGGGACCGATCACGAACTGATATTCGCCGCCCTCGAGCTTGCACCCGGTCGCGCGGAAGCGGTCGCCGGTGACGGTGAGCGCGTAGTTGCCGGCGGTCGTGTCCTCGGCGGCAACGCCAAGATTGATGAGCGCGACGTCGTCGGCGTGGCAGATCAGCCCGGCGGCGTCTTCGGTCGAAGGTTCGATGAACGCACTTCCCCGGCCGCCCAGCCCGATCAGCACGAGATTGCTGAGCGAGGCCGGGATCGTCACCGTCTCGTCATAGCCGGTCGCGCTGCCATCGACCTGACCGGGCGGCGTGATAAGAAGCGCATCGCCGGGCGAGGCCGCGTCGATGGCGCCCTGGATCGTCGCATAGGCGCGGTTCGGCGCTCGGCGCCGCGCGTCGGAGCCGGTGGCGCCGTCGACGTGCCGGAAGACGCGGCCCTGAAGCGCGAGGTTGAGATAGGGGTTTGCGTCGAGCCGGTTCATGGGTGAAGTCCTTTCATTCGGCGCGAGCGGCCAGTTCCTTGTCGATCGCCACGGTCAGTCCGCTGCGGGGCTTTTCGTGATCGAGCTCGGCCGCCTTCAGCGCTTCGAGCTCGGCGACGCTCTTGTTGACCAGCGTCGGGATGATCTCGGCAAGCGTGCCTTCGACCAGCTCG